TTCCAACTGGTGCATTAGGATTTACATCACCAACATTTAAATCTGCTGTACTTGCGAATCGTCTACCAGCATCTGTAATTGCAGTCATTAATTGAAACAATGTGCCTGATGGTTCTTTAAATGGTAAAGGCATAATAGCTTTGTTTACATCATCAACTGTTGCATCTAAGTCTGCAAATTCACCGGGATTAATTTGTAATTCACCACCTGTAACTCTGCCTTTTAACTTAAAGCCACCTTGCATATTAGCAAATGCTGCACTATCAAGTAAGGCTCTTAAACTACCTGTTGCTGCTTTTCCTAGACCACCTATCATATGATAAAGACCAAAACCATAGAAACCTGTACTTGGTAAAAACTTATAACTTACAAACCAATCTCTACGTTTTTTCTTCTCATCTTTTTCTTCCCAGTTTCTTCTAATTGCAACTACTTTTTCTGCATCATAATCTATTGTGATTACATATGGTAAAGCAATACCATCATCATCTTCGTTATCTTTAACACCATCTATGCCATCAAACATATTATAAGTATGCACTTCAAGTAATGTCATAATTTCATCTGAAGCATCACCATAAGGATCAACACCTTCAATCTCACTACCTATGTCACCTGATGGGTCTACATCTTCTGCTGAATAAGTGCTTTGTAAATAATGCCCAGCTTCAACATATCTATTATAATCATTTTTAGGCATTCTTATAACATGTGTATATCTTTGTGCTGTGTATAAATCTTTACTATCTGGTGATACAACAAAATCTTCTGCTTTTACAAATTGTGAGCATTGCCTATCTAAACTTGCATCCCACCATACTTTTTTAAATGTATGACCAATTAATGGTAACTGAAATAACATCTGGTCAAGGTCTGGGAAGTATTCTGGCATCTCTTGAGTGATTTGATAATTCATATAATCTTTTACTCGTTTAGCCTGTTCTTCCATTTCTTCATCAGGCTCACCAATAACAACAGTTTTTACAGGACCACCAGATGGATATAATTCTGCTATTGCTCTTGCATTAAATTGTGTTGCTGCTTCTGCAATCATAGGGTGTACAACTGTACTTAAACCTCTAGTTGCTCTTTGGTTTTCTTCTTCATTTTGACCACCATTAGGATCAAGTGTTTCTAAACCTTGCTTATATCTAAATTCCCAATCAGAACGTGCTTCTTTATCTGACTCATAGCTACTTATTAATTCACTTGCTACTTCATTTAATTCTTTAGCATCTACAGTATCTGCTAGGTTTTCTTCAAATGTGGATTCTGTTTCATCTATCTCATCTAAAGATGGATCACCAATTAAAACGTCATCTCCAATTTCTTCTACTATAAAATCATCTGAAGGCATAGCATCTGCGAATGGAATTACTTTGGGTTGTCTAGCCATATAGGGTCATCCTCTTTGCTTGTATATCTTCATCTTCATCATAATCTGTTGAATGAGTAATAAACCAACCTTTTCTCAATCTCAACCATGCTTGTGTACAAGTGTCAACTATATCATCATTATCACCTGCTGGAAAGGCTGAACATATATCTATTAAATTTTTAGCCCATTTTTTACCTTTAGGATAGAAAATTCTTCCATCTTCTAATAATGCACTACTTGCATGGGCTCTAGCAATCTTATCTCTATCTGGATTATATGCTAAAACTGGTATCCCTGCCATTCTTAAATCCTGTAATAAACTTTGACCACTTGCCTTTTTTTCTATCAGAACTGTATCAGGTTGCCAATCATCATATGCTTCTTGTGCTAACTTTCTTAATTCTGGATAGGAAACTCTATCATACCACATTTCAACAACAATAGCATTTACTTGACCATTTTGTCTAAATATTCCCCATGTTGTTCTAGCACTATAACTGCTGGTTTCTTTTGTAGAAAATGCAGTATCATAACTTTGCACTAGATATTCTATGTCTGGTAATGTTTCACTTTCCCATTCTACCCACCAATCAGCTTTTAATATCCCACCACCTTTGGGCATTGGTCTCTGTTGCAACTGACCTGCACTTGCGTATGAACCCAGACTTTTTTCCAGACTACCAAGAGTTTTTTCATCAACCCTCTTTTCCCACAACAGTTCGCCCTCTTCTTTTCTTGGGTCAATAAAGCCAAGCGATGATCTAGTTGGTGTGGGGTGTTGTTTTTCATATCTTGCAGGTAAACATAGATGATCCCAAGCATTGTATTCATTCCCTAATATATGACCTGTTAAATCACTTTCATGCACTCTTTGCATTATTATAATAAATGCACCAGTTTTTGGGTCATTCAATCTGGTTTGCATTGCCTGATCCCACCATTCTAGCACACCTTCACGAACTTTAGATGATTCAGCTTCCCTGACGTTGTGAGGATCATCAATTACTATGATATCACCACCTTCACCTGTCAAGGCTCCATCTACTGATGTGGCTATTCTTTGCCCATTTTTATTATTTTCAAATCTTTGTTTTTGGTTTTGGTCAGATGTTAAATTAAACATATCTCCAAAATACCTTTGATACCATTGACTATCAATTAATCTTCTACACTTTACACTATCTCTAATTGATAGCGAACCAGCATAACTTGCATATAGAAATCTTTTATCTGGTTGTATTGTCCATGCCCATGCTGGTAATGCAACTGCAACTGAAATAGATTTCATATGTCTAGGAGGAACATTTATAATTAATCTTTTTATATCACCTTCAACAACTGCTTGTAAATGCTCTGATATAGCATCTATATGCCAATTATCATAAAAATCTCTACCCGGCTCTATGGCTTGCCAACTATTTTTTGTAAACTCTTTCAGAGACCTTTTCATCTTTTCCGATCTCACCATGTTCAATGAGTGCAGATTCAAGTGCTCTTTCAATAGTGCTGAGGTCATTGTTACTTACCCTTGTTAAATCTAATACATGTCTATTTTCAATAATAGTTTCTTTCTCTATTCTATCTTGCCAACCAGCTTGGTTCTTTAAGTAAAATATCATAGATGTATTGTCACCTTGCCTAGCTTTATTAAACAAAGCATTAGTAATAGTTGCAATACCTTTATCTTTTCCTCTTTTTATAGCTTCCGAAAACTCCGAATAATTAACCTTCTTATCATATAAGGTTGTCTCACTCATTCCTAGAACAGATGCTATCTGATTCATTGTTAACCCTTGTGCAGCATAGACTTCTGCTTTCTTACAGGTTTCCTCATTAATTTCAATTACAGGTCTGCCAATCTTTTTAACCTTACTATTCTTCTTCGTCATAATCATAATCCTCTATATCTTGAATTGTACTATGCTTTCTAATAAATATAGGTGTCTTTTCACCTAAGTTTGTACCTACAACATTAAAATGGAAATAATCTAATGCTTCATCCTCATCTTTTATATCTTTCCATTTCATTATAATTTTAATACATTTCTCATAATCATAAACAATTACTGGTGCTTTTGTTGATATGCTAACACCAATTATTGCTTTTTCAAAACCATCTGCACTATACATTAATATCCTTATTTTTTTCTTTGAGTTAAGTATTTTTGTTTATCTGAACCATGCTCCTATGGTAGTCCAATTTTTTTCTCCTATTTTGGGCTGTGTTTTAACATTCCAATCTTTGAATAAGTTAATTAATTTTGGACCTAATATGTATCTCCATTCTTTTCTAGTTAAATGAATCTCTATAGTTATTTTTTTTACATAATCTGGCAATGGCTTATCAAGTAAATTATATTCTGAACCTTCACAATCCATTTTTACAGTTGTCGGTTTTATTTTATTAAGTATCTCATTAAAGTTTATTGCGTTTACTTTAATTTCATTTCTTCCCCTAAATGCTGTTGTTGAAAAATTGCCTTTATTAATCCCTTTTGTTAAATAAAAACTAATTTCTTTCCTATTATCATTAACAACAGCAAAATTATTAGGATAAATATTAGGATATTCACTTACGTTTTTTAAAACCATTTGGAAATTATTTACTTCTGGCTCGTAACAATGGACTTCTTTAGCACCTTGATTTTGTGCCATAACTGAGTAAGCCCCAAAACATGCCCCAATATCAAGCACTACTTCGTTTTTTGGTAACATCCATTGATATGTTCTTAATACTTCATTAACAATTTCTTTGTCATAAGTGTTTTCCCTTATATAACAATGTTTAAATTTTTTTATTTTGTGCATAAATGCTCCTTATGTTTTTTTGTAATTACCTTGTTCAAATGCTTTTTTCCAATATATTTTTACGTCATATCGTTCTTCCATATTTACCCAATTTTTAGATTTCTTTTTTACTACATTTACAAAGGGCTGATGCTTTAGTGATAAAAGTAAAGCAGACCTTTTTTGTACTTCATATGTTCTAGTTTCTGAACACCCACCTGCTTGATTGCTTGCTTTTTGACCATGAGCAAACTCTGTGTTTATTATTGATCTATAACCATATCTTAATAAATCTAAAACCACATTAAAATCTTCCATAACTTCTATTTGATCATATCTTATATTATGTTTGTTTAAAATTTTAGTATTTATCCCATAGATAGCCCATATCCTTCCAAAGTAAGTAAATTTGTTAATAAACCTGTTATTCCCACCTTGTGCAGAACACCCTACTATACCAAACCCTTTTTCTAGACACATTAAAATCCAGTCATAAAGTTCTTTAAACTCGTTACCTTTAATCTTTTCTAATTTAATTTTGCCATCAACTCTTTTAAGAAAGTTCAAATCATCATCTATAAACAAAATGTTTTCTTGCTTGTAAGTGTCTACAATATACTGTCTTTTTGCTCCTATACCTCTTATATCTTGAGGAACAACTATTAAATTAACATTGTATTTTTCTAAATCTTTTTTTTCTTCTGCATAACAAACCAAATACGTTAATTTTAACAAATCTTTAGGTATTGATTTTAAAGTTATTTGTTTATCAACTCTTTTAAATGTTGGTATTATTATTTTCATTAAAAATCTCCTCCCTTATTGCATCAGCTTTTTCTTTTTCTACCGGTAAAGCTATTTTTTTGGTTTCTGTTTTTGCCCTGTCTAATTCGTATTGTTTTGTGCCACAATAAATCATTTTCTCTCTGTAATAACAAACAACTGATAGTCTCTCAAAATAACTTATTTTTTCGGCTTCTGTGTTACCATGGACTTCATGAACATCAAATAATGCAACATCACCATGATTAATATCTAGACCAAT